AGGAATTAAAGACAGAAACGCCCTTGCTACTATCCTGGGCAATATTAAGCAAGAATCTATGTTCGTGCCTAATATTTGTGAAGGTGGTAGTAGGACTCAGTACCATCACTGCGGTCGTGGTTATGGTCTGATCCAATGGACATCTGCCGATCGTTATTATGGATTGGGTGATTTTGCTAAGAGATTTGGTGGAAATCCATCATCTCTTCAAACGCAACTTGGTTATCTAACGACTGAGGTTCAGTGGAAACGAATTGCTGATAGGATGAAAACTCCTGGAAAATCTATCAATCGTTACATGGACTATGCGTATAGTTGGATTGGTTGGGGCATTCATGGTGCTCGCACATCATATGCTCATGAATATGCTAACCGACTGATCACGGTAGAAGTTTGACACAATAGAATAATATGGGGGGTCAATATAAATCCCCCCTCTTAAACAAATTTTAATTGACATAATACAAAAGTTGATTTATGATGTTGGTCATCTTAAGATTTGCTTAAGACGCATAAATAACGAAGATTTGCTTTGTTGTAAATCTTCACAATGTCGTTTAGTACACAAAAAACATTTTTATGAAAATCAAACAACTGATGCTTGCACCTGTTGCTCTTGGTATGGTTGCTCCTGCTGTTGCGAATGCCGCAGATCTTAATATGGCAGCAGTCAATCAATATTCCAGTTCAGAACAAGTCTCAAGTATCACTCAATTGTCTGATGTAAAGCCTACTGATTGGGCATATCAGGCACTCAGCAATCTTGTCGAACGTTACGGTTGCGTTGCTGGTTATGAAAACGGAACTTACCTTGGTGGTAAGGCAATGACCCGGTTTGAGGCAGCAGCACTTCTGAATGCTTGTCTGGATCGTGTAACTGAAGTTACCGATGAACTCAGTCGTCTTTCGAAAGAGTTTGCTGATGAACTACTTGTCATTCGTGGTCGTGTTGCCAAACTAGAAACACAGGTTGGGCAACTTCAGGCAACTCAGTTTTCTACTACTACCAAACTCAAAGGTGAAGCAACCTTTGTTCTTGGTGGTGTAGAAGGTGCTCGTCTTGCTAATGGAACCAATGTTGGAAATACTGCATTCAACTATGATGTTCGTCTAAACTTTGATACTTCCTTCACTGGTAAGGATTTGCTGAAGACTCGTCTGCGTTCTGGCAACTTCTCTTCACAACCTTTTGGTTCTTCTTCTTCTCTGTTCAAACTGGACAAGGCAGAAAGTCTTGCAAATGCAGTGCAACTTGACCGTCTTTACTACAGTTTCCCCGCACTTGCTAAAGGTGTGACTCTGACTGCCGGTGCTCTGGTTCGTAACACTGAGATGGCATGGACTCCTAGTGCTTACAAGTCTGATATTCTGGACTTCTTTGCTGTTGCTGGTGCTCCTGGTGTCTATAACAAGGCAACTGGTTCTGGTTTTGGTATTCAGTATGCTCAACCTGGTAAGAAGGGTGGTATTGTTGCTGGTCTGAACTATGTTGCTCAGAATGGTAATGATAGTTCCAAGGGTCAATTTGATGAGACTGGTGCTCTGAACACTCTTGCTCAGATTGGTTATCGTGCTCCTCAGTATGGTATTGCATTTGGTTATCGTTATGGAACCGAAGGCACTCGTGTTCGTACCTTCAATGCTATTAACGGTGGTTCTGGTGCTCTTGCTTCTGGTCAATCTTCCAACAGCTATGCTATCAATGCTTACTGGCAACCTAAGAAGTCTGGTATTGTACCTTCAATCTCAGGTGCTTATGGTTGGAATGATGTTAGCCTGAATTCTCTTGGTAAGACAACTCCTACTGGTGCTACCAACTCCCAGACCTGGTTTGCTGGTCTTCAGTGGAGTGATGTGTTTGCTAAGGGAAATGCTGCTGGTTTTGCCATCGGTGCTCCTGGTAATGCTGCTTCACTTACTGATAGTCAGAAGGCTCTGATGTGGGAAGCTTTCTATCGTTACAAAGTCAGCGATAACATTAGCATCACTCCTGCTGTGTTTTATGTTTCCAACAATCAAGGACTCAAGAATGCTTCAGATAACTATGGTGGTGTGATTCAGACGACTTTTAGGTTTTGATAAGTACTCATAAGATGATTGGAACCACCCCTTTCTGGGGTGGTTTTTTTTAACTAGTATAAATAAGTAAAATATTTTGAAATTTATTTATAGGATTGGAATATGGAAAATATAAAAATTAGATGTCGTTCTTGTGGAAAAGAATTGGAAGGGCATCCAATAAAAACTATAACTTGTGGTTGTCCAAATATGGCAACTATTCGTGGTGGAGTCATTACAGCATTAGATTTATCTAATATAGTAATGCTGAATTTTTTTCACACCAAAGAAAAAAATAATGTATTGACAAATGAAGACATTGCTTGGCAAGAAGCACGTCGTCAAAGGAAAGTAGGACGATTGGATTTTGAAGTTCGTTGATATAAGTTTTGTAAAATACTTTACATTTTTTTAATGTCTGTTTGGTAATCAACACAAACTTGACAACCATAATGTGCTGATTATTATAACTAATAATATTCAACTTAAAACCCTATGGATCAGCACACCTATGATAATTGGGTGAAGATTAAGGAAACTTTTGAATCTTCTGGCAATACTGACAATATGTTCTACAAGAGGGCAGTTGAAATTGTAAAGACCAGAAGAGATCCTCTGGCAAAGTTTCTTGGTGATGAAAAATGATGTATGAGCAAGAAGAGTTTATTACACGCACAGAAGTTCAGGAGATGATCGATGCTTCTATACGAAGACACAACCGTAATGCTTCTATCATTAGTATGTGCGTCGGTTGGGTGGTTCTTGCTCTATTTGCTGAGGGACTTTTAAGGTTGATTGGTGTTATTCCACCATTACTTCCATTTCTTAAAATTACTCTAAACTAATCTTTTTATATGGAAAAAGAAAATATGAGTAGCACAATATTTTCAGCAATGATTATTTTTGGTATAATCGGACTATTCATTGTTTGGGCACTCAATCACGCATATCCACAATGATTTTTCATATCATAGAAGCACTTGCTGCAAGTCCAATATGGTTAGGACTTTGTGGAGCAGGTTTGACTATTGCTCCGATTATTGGTATAATGATAATTCATAGATCACCTAAAAAGTAATATTTTTTTCATGAAAATAGCATTAATCACTGGCATTACTGGGCAGGATGGTTCTTATCTTGCTGAATTACTTTTAGGAAAAGGATATGAAGTTCATGGCATTATTAGGAGGTCTTCTCTTATTAATACTCATAGAATTGATCATATTTACAACAGCATTAAACTACATTACGGAGACCTCACCGACTCTACTAACTTAGTAAGAGTTATTCAGCAGGTTCAACCTGATGAAATTTACAATCTTGGTGCTCAGAGTCATGTAAAGGTTTCTTTTGAGATGCCTGAGTATACAGGACAAACAGATGCATTGGGAACACTCCGTGTTCTTGAAGCAGTTCGTTTGCTTGGAATGGAAGGTAATGTTCGTATCTATCAAGCATCCACCTCAGAGATGTTTGGGATGGTTCAAGAGATTCCACAGAAAGAAACCACACCATTCTATCCTCGTTCTCCTTATGGGTGTGCTAAGGTTTATGGGTATTGGATTACTAAAAATTATCGTGAGGCATATGAAATGTATGCTTGCACGGGGATTCTTTTTAATCATGAATCTCCTCGCAGGGGTGAGACATTTGTTACAAGAAAAATTGTAAAAGCATTATCTAAAATTTCTGTCGGACTTCAAGATTGTTTATATCTTGGTAATTTAAATGCTAAAAGAGATTGGGGACATGCAAAAGATTTTGTGGAAGCAATGTGGTTAATGCTTCAGCAAGATAACCCTGATGATTATGTAATTGCAACAGGGAAACAATATTCAGTTAAAGAATTTGTAAATGCTGCCGGTCCTTATTTTGGTCTTCATATTGAATGGAAAGGTGAAGGATTGGATGAAGTTGGAGTTGAAAAGTTTAGTGGAAAACCAATCATTCGTGTTGATTCTAAATATTTTAGACCGACTGAAGTAGAGACTTTATTGGGTGATGCTACAAAAGCAAAGGAAAAATTAGGTTGGGAACCTAAAATTTCTTTTGAGCAATTAGTTGAGGATATGTGTATTCATGGACAGTAATTTTCCAAACATTTATTGTGCAAGTTTAAAAGAAAGCAAAGACCGTCAAGAAAATATCAAAAGACAATTTTTAGAAAATAATATTCAATCATTTCAATTTCTTTTATCAGATAGATTTGAAAATACAAATGATATAATTGAAGGTTCTAAAGTATTTTATCTTGATGATGGAACAAAGGGAGCAATAACTTCACATCTTAGAATGATAAATTATTGGTATAATAATACTAATGAACCTTATGGTTTCTTTTGTGAAGATGATCTGAGTTTAGAAACTATTCAATATTGGAATTTTACTTGGGAAGAATTTATTGAAAATCTACCAAAAGATTGGGATTGTATTCAATTAATGTGTGCAAGTGAAAATTCTGATGATATTAGATTGAGAAGAAGAACTTGGGATGATTTTTCTGTTGGTGCTTATATTGTCACAAGAAGGTTTGCAAAAGTTTTAATTGATACTTTTATAAAAGAAGATAAATTTCTTTTGGAGTTTCCGAATAATAATGATTGGGTTCCTTTGGCAGAACATTTGATTTATTATTCACCAAAAAGTGTTGTAGATAGTCAAAATTTAGAATATAATGTTTATGTTCTTCCTTTATTCGTAGAAGAAATAAAATTTACTACTACGTTTTTTGATAGAAAATCAAAATATTGGGGAGAAGATACTGGACTATATAAAGAAACACATAAAGGTCATCATATTGATTCTTATCATAAAGTTTTAAATTGGTGGAAAAATGTGGGAAAAAATTTATCTTTGAATGAAATATTAAATAAATGAAATTTTTAACATTCTTGAATAGTGGATGCATAGACATTTGCAAAAATATGTTAATTTCTGCAGAAAGAGTAGGAATTGATGTAAATGATTTTTATATTGCTTGCTTAGACAATAATGCATATGAAAATCTAAATGAATATAAAAATGCTTTTCTTTATGTTGACCAACCAGTAGTTGAATATCAAAATTGGACTTTTGATGAAAATAGTGGTTTTAGAAATATTGTAAAAAATAAATGGAGCATTATTCAAAAAATTTATCAAGAACACAAAAACTTATGTTGGGTTGATACTGATATTGTATTTGTTGAAAATCCGACTGAATATATCTCAGGACACGAAGAAGTTCTTTTTCAGGGAGATTCTCCTGGATCTACTTTGTGTTCTGGATTTATGGTTTTCAATGAAAGTAAAGAATGTGAACAGATGATAAACGATTGTGCTTCTTCTGAGGGGCAGGACGATCAACTAATTATTAATGATGTAGCAATTAACAAATATCCAGAAAATATTGCTATCCTAAATCGTGACTTGTTTCCAAATGG